TGATTACATCTTTGTCATTAAACGCGTCGGGAGACGCACAGGTATATGTGTGCTTACGCACTGTTATTTCTCACCATTTCTGCGAGCAGTGACCGGCCATTTCGGCCGCACTGTAGTATTATACTCCTCACGTTAACACCAAGCATTATGCGAGGCGCTCCATGCGAACGAGAACAAGGGATCATATGACTCTACTACCAAGCGAAAGTGATAATGTTCTTGAACATAAACACGATTGCTCAACAGTAACGTCGACAAAGTCTTTAAATTTCGACTATCCAGTCGGAACTTTGGAGACAATGACAGACGTAGTCATCCCAAATTTTCATAGCAGAGTGCGAGAAGGGGAAGTTTTTGTTAATCCAATGACAAAGACTTATAGTGAGGCTAAGTGCTCAATGAGTACAATGTCTTACCGCGTTAATAAGAAGCCAGGCCAAGCCTGTGCCTACACCCAGACTGTTAATAAACACCCTTCGGGGCTTAACAATCGGGGCGCTCCTCTTGGCCATGTATCAGTTCCAATTGATATTGGCCGGTTACATACGATTGCGGGAACTTCGGCCACCGCGGCAATAGATGCGGCGACTTTCGAGTCGTTTGTATTTGCTGCGGAGTTGAGGGAAACGCTTGAGTTTCTACGTAACCCCCTCGCAAACTGGAACAGATTCTTGGGCGCCGTGAGGCGCTCGAAAAACAAGAACCTGTATGATCGTGGAAAAACTGTCCACGACTTTCTCATTGACAACTGGCTGTCGTACCGTTACGGTATTAGGCCCCTAGTTAATGATATCCAGAATGCAATTCAAGCAGTAAAAGATACCGGTTCGACACGGCCCCCTCGCAGAACAGCGAGGGGTACCGCGTCAGAAGGTGACAGCGCGTCCGAAACGAGAGACGTTGGCGGAGGGTACGTGCATAATGCTACGACCTCCCGTCAAGTGTCTGTTCGCTCGGGTATCCTTTACCAAGGATATCGAGACCCTAATACTTGGGGTCTCACGTTAAGCGACGTTCCCGGTGCAGCATGGGAAGCGTTGCGGCTGTCTTTTATTATTGATTGGTTCGCAAATATCGGTCCTTGGATAAATGCGATCACGCCCATTGCGGGTGTGAAAATCTTAGCGTCATGGACAACCACCCGTGATGAACGGGTGTCCTCCGGCTCTGTTTATTGGAGTGACGGTGGATCGTCGGTTATTGGTCCTCGGATCATTACCGCAAACGGTGCGACACAGGAATCTCTTGTGTCGCGTTCTGTAACCAGACAGCCCGGTGTATCTGTCGGACTCACGCTTAAGCCTCAACCCTTCAACGGGGATATCGGTAAAGCGCGTCTAGTTGATATATGGGGTATCGGAACGGGCCTGTTAAAAGCCCGGTAACGATGTCTAACTACCCACAACCCAAGGAGGACGAAATGTCCCTAACCTTTAACTCTAAGACGTATGTAAATGACGTCGCACGCGGTAGCGATTCCTTTCGCTACTTTGGCGCTCTTAACACGGCATCCTTCAAGGATATCATGGATGTTTATCGGACTAGTGCGGCGAAAGCCTTACCTGGAACGACGAACTTCAAAGGGCGCTTTAAACTCACGCGTGGTTGCTCTGACGGGACTGTTGTTCTTGCGAACGACATCATCATTGACATGGTTGTCAATGTGCCCACCAGTGCAGCTAGTGCTGAGATAGACAGTGCTATCAATGATGCTGCTGCATTTGCTGCAGTAGCTGCCTTTAAAGCCGTCGTCAAGGAAGGGAAGATCAACCAGTAAAACCCCGACGGGGTTTCTGTGTTGCTCCCATGCCATGATGGAGTCTTTTTTGGCCCGGCTTGTCGCCGGCATTGTCCTCATCGCGGCTTGTGTCGCGGTGAGGGAATTGAACCAGGGCCCGTCCGGGTCTCTGGTAACTAGCACATTAGAGGAGGCGTTATGCCCCAGCTACGACGACGAAAAGGTGTTAAAACCTCACTAGCCGTTGGCGAGATCGAAGTGTATAAGTCGATCCTGTCTATTTTTCTCAGTAGTTGTAACCACAAAGATGCAGATCACCTCAAAAGCCTTGTAGAGGCTCAGAGGTATGATTTGTTATTAGAGTGGACTGAGCTTAACTCTAAGAGCCCACAGATGTATGGCTCGGCCGCTTCCTACTACGCGACCGCTCAGATAATTGCATTGATCAAGAAATACCCTTTCACAGATGCCGAAGTTCCGGGTTTGAACCCAGAACAAACCGCCTTAAAGAAGTTCTTGGCGGCCGAGCATAAGTGCAAGAGGGTAAATCAACGATTCCGAGCGAGGCGCAATAATAAGCGCTTTCACCCTCATGCGCAGTTTTGGCATGACGCTCGGTCGTACATAGAGAGAGTCATTGGGCGTGAGCCTGATATCAACTCCATCTTGTCGAAGTGTGATTTTACAGCCGGTGCTTCTATCGGTGTTCATGGCAACGCCACGAATCTTGCGAGAAAGATCTTCGCAGAGGAATGGTCTAGCACCCCGACCGCACTGCCTTACGCGATAACAGCCCTTTGGAATAACGTGCACGCTCGTGATTGCCTCCTCCCGGGGGTAATCAAGTGTTATGATCCGGAAGAATTCCGGGTTATCGTGCGCCAAAGGGTTCAGCGTGTGGACTGTAACAACATTACATTTGTACCCAAAACAGCGAAAACCCACCGCAGTATCGCGGTGGAGCCGTTGCTTAATGGTTTCGTCCAGAAGGGGGTCGATGTTTTCATGCGCGAGAAATTGCGCCGTGTGAACATTGACCTTAACGATCAAACTCCCAACCAGGTGCTTGCCTTCACAGGCTCGCTTGGCGGACAAGATCCCTACTGCACGATAGATCTCGCTTCGGCATCGGACAGCCTTGCTACCGAAGTCGTACGAGATCTACTACCACCGGCCTGGTTCGATTTCCTTTCGGACATCAGGTCGCCCTGGTACACTATCC